TCGCCCACGTTAATTGTGTTCGCCGTAGTGTTTGTGCCAGCCAGACCGCCAAAAGATGGAAGCTGGAAGTGCATCATGCCGATGGTGTCGAGCATATCGTTCAGCGCCTTCAAGCTGTTGGAGCGGTCAGCGTTGATCAGCAGTCGAGTCAGTTCTGCATCGTTGATACTCTCCGGGTTCGTCTTTGTGCCGTCAAGCCAAGCATACCCTGTGCGGTCAATCAAGCCGCCAGAAGCATAAGCACGATGTGTATTACCCACTGCACGAGCCGCCACAGAAGCAACAGCCGACACAATGTTTGTGCTTGTGCGTTCAACCGCTTGATTTACCATATTACTAAGCCACCCGCCACCGGAACTCCCGGACGAATTTGCGTTGTTGGAATTTGTAAACCGTGAGAATGCTGTACTAACTGTTTCTGGATTCGCTTGGTTAACTGTCCGGCTAATACTACTCAGGAAGCCACCGCTACCAGAACTACCAGACACAGGCGTTGTGTTAACACGATCCTGCGTCTTTCTCGGAATATTATAAGCACGAACATAGTCAGCAGAAACAACACCGCCACCGGGCAGATTCCTGTTTCGCCAGTTCACACATTCTGTCTGACTTGCTGGGCCATAATACCAATACTTGTCATCCACAACATAGAATTGCCCATTGCTATCAGCAAGCATAAACAGGTCGCTACCCTGTCCAAGATGGTTAATTGTTCCAGAACGGATAGGCACTTGAGAAGTTGTCGGTTGTCCATTGCCTCCAGATCCTCCTCTGCCTCCACCGCCGCCAGATCCACCAGTCGCAGATGCCGCCGCCGCACTAGCAGAAGCCGCCGCAGACTGTACCTGACTCAATGCCTGAAGTGCGGTATTGGTGAATTCCATCAACTGCTCTGTTGGGAACATATCGATGTATGCTCTTCTCAGATTCTCAATAGCATCCTGCCAGCCCTGTGTCATCAGTTTCTGTGCATAGCTATTGGCTTCGAGGAACTCCTGACTGTTCTCCTGTAGGAATTGTATAATGTAGTCGCCGCCCTTGGAGATGATCTCTTCAACCTCATCCCAGTTGGTCTTAATGATGCCAAACATTTTTTCAAGAGTTTCTGTCCAGCTATCAGAATACTCTTTCTGCATATTGGCGGTCGCCTTGATATACTCTTCGTCGTTCGCCTTGAGCCACTCGAGGATTTCGGTCATAGACATCTTCATGATATTGTTGACCTCTGCCTCAAAGTTCCTCGGATCTTTCAGCAGTTCCTCATAGTAGCTTTCGATGTAGCTTGCGTAGTCTTCAAGGGATTCAACCTTTTCTGTGATAGCTTCCTGCTGGGCTTCGACTTCCTGTTCAGCCGCATCCCAAGCGATTTCTTCCTGAAGTTCCGCAATCTCTTTGGCAATCTTCTGAGCATCCTTGGCACGGGTCGGGTCAGCAGAAATACGAGCGTACTGTGCCTGTAAGTTGGACAGACGCATCGCCTTGTCTTCCTGTTCCGCAAGCTGTTTACGCTTGTTCAACTGGTTGGTCAGTTCTGAAGATTCTTTGTTCAGCGCCTTAATACGGGTGTTGGTGGTTTCAAGGATCTCGTCGCGTTCCTTTTCATAACGATTCATGACCACTTCGAGGATCTTCTCTTCCACCTCACGCGATGCTTCAAACGCTTCTTTCTCGCGTGCTTTCCGGTCTTCGATTGCCGCATTGATGGTGTCGCGCAGGTCGCTTTCCATCTGCCAGATTTGTTTGCGGTATTCCTTGATGGCCTTTTCGTTGGCTTTGATCTGGGCGGTGTTCTGAAGAATGGCTTTGTTATAGTCAGCGTACTTCTTTTCAAGTTCGGTCAGGCGCGATGCAACAGAATCATAGACTTCGCTGTTCGCATCTGTGCTGGCGAGTTCGGCTTTGGTTTCGTCAATCTTGGATCTGAGTTGATCCATATTGCTCTGATAAACCTCAGACTGTTTTGCCAGCCACTTGTTTTCTTCGGTCAGAGTATTGATTACGCCAGTGAGATAACCTTCGTCAGCCCAAGATTTTTCAATAATACCAAGTCGGTCGAGCAGATCTTTAATGGCATCGATCTCATTGTCGATACTATCAAGAAAGAGTTTTTGTCTCCTACTTGCGGCCTCTTCGGCTTTCTGTGCTTCTTCAGCGGCGATTTCTTCGGCGGTCTTTTTAGTGCCACCGCCTCCACCGCCACCTCTCTTACCAGTAGTTGTCGCTGTTGCGTTATTATTTTTCTTACTACTTGTTGCCGATGCGGCTTTTGCGGCAAGACCTGTTAACCTACTAGTCGCGCTACCACCACCGCCTTCACCACCATTCACGGTTACCAGTCCACCAGCATCAACACCGATCCTCATACCATTTAAAGACAGGGCTTTATTAATCAGATTAGCAAGCGCGACTTCTGCCTCGTTGGCTGTGGATTTCATTCTGACAAAACCGTTTGTAAACGATGACGGGTCAAATCTTGTACCAGCCATATTTACCAAAGCCTGTGTTAAGACTTGGATGGATGCTCGGACTTGTTCGGTCTGCCCGTTCAGAATTTGAAGCGCAGTGTCAAGGTTATTCCTGACAGAATCGGCAGTCATACCAGTTACGGATGCCAGAAGCGAATATGCACTGGTCATTTCCTTGGTATCAGCCCCGGCATTCTCAGTGACATAATCCAAAGCTTCATATGCTCGTCTTAACTTGTCGGACTGGTCAATCATCTTCGCCATCGCTTCGGTGAATGTACCCTGATCTTCACCAGCCGCACTGAAAGCTGTCGCATACTGTTTGATAATCTGCCCACTTGCACCAAGCTTATTCAAATCCATCTGGGCAATCTGCTTGGCAAATCTTGATAAATCCTCTTCGCCATCTTGTAATGCCTTACGCAGATCTTCGATAAAATCGTCGGTAATAACACCAGCACTCTTCAAAGATTTCTGCGTTGCTTCATCAAGTTCATCATAAGCCTTAACCAACCCACGGGCTTCTTCTGGCGACTTCATGGCTTCGATAATCTGCTGATAAGAATTAATTGCCACACGACCAGAGTTTACCCACTGCTGGTTGACAGTATTGAGCGCAGTACCCATACGTTTGGTTGCGTCCTCAACACCCTGACTCATCTGGGTGGATACAGTACTGAAGTCGTAATTATTAATCTTTTCCTGAAGCTGATCAAGCCACACAACCAGCGGATGATCCTCGCCAAGATATTCACGCATCATATCAATCGACTCGAGCCATGCGTTCAGCTTTTCGATAAGCATCGTATAAATGCCATCGAGATTACCTTCAACATCTTCGGTATCGATTTTAAATTCAGATGCAAGAAGTTTTTGCGCTTCCTGTAATTCCTTGGCAGAAGCAATACCATCGCCCTGTGCTTCTGAAATCAGTTTCCATGCATCATACAGTCTTCCAAGTTTTGCCGCCCCAGCTTCCGCATCCATTTGTAGCGGCATGAAGCTACCAATCTCATCGTTGCGGTGTTCAAAGAGTGCATATAATTCATCGACAAATTCGCCAGCATCATTTAGTGCCTCGGCCTCTGCATTATGAACGTCCGCTATGGCAGTCGAGAAATCTGTCGCGCCCTGTACCCAAAGCACCTGAAGCTTACGGATAAAATCTTCGGTCAATCCGGTCGCGCTCAAGAAGGTTTTCTGCTGTTCTTTTGTGAAGTTATCATAAACCTCAAGCACAGCCGCCACACCTTCACGAGAACCAAGACTTTCAGCGAATTCTCCGAAGAAGTCCACATTGGCCTTACCTGTGGTATTGTTCGCGGTTGCCGTCATCAGGGTGGAAAGGTTATTAAGACCACCATAATTCTGCGACTGAGTCTTAACCGCATCACCAAACGAAATACCAGACAGTTCCTCGAATTGGTCGATCAGTACTTGCAGATCTCCAAGTGTTGCGCTATCCGGGGCAATCGAGTTAACTATTTCTGAGAATTCGGTAAGCTTTTCTTTTGCTCCGTCAACCTTCAGACCAATTAAGCCAAAGACTTCATCAAGATGCTGTTCTACATATTCCTTATCCAGTCCAAGAGCATCGGCAATTGTTTTGTACCGTGCTTCGTCCGCTTCCTTATTTGCAAGATGATCTGGCGCGGTGAGTTCCTGATATGCCTTTGCCGCCTCGATGATCTTGTTGTAGTCCTGACGGATCTTCTCAAATGCCGCCGTATATTCTACTTCTTTCTTCGGATCGAGACTCAGCGTAAAAGCTTCGGCAAGAGACTTATTATCAGAACCCATCTTGCCATACAGTTCGAGGCGGTACTCATTCATCTGCTTGATGAACTCGTCAAAGTTTACTTCGCCATGTTTGAAAGAAACTTCAAGCCCCTTGATCCAGTCATCCGTAATACCAGTCATGGACTTGAATGTCTTGAGTGTTTCTTCATCCATTGAGCCGAAAGCACGAATCAAAGCCTCCGCACCAGAACGATCCTGTAATGCTTCGTTCATGATACGCCATGCATCTTCGACATCTTCTGTATCGACCGCAAACTTATCAGTAAAGACATTCAGGTAACTAAGAATCTCACTTGTCTGATCCTGAAGTTCTGCGTTGTGTTTTTCTGCGATAGTATAGAACTCCGCATTATCCAGCAGATCATTCATGTCGTCGATGAACTCAGCTACAAGACTATTTTGATCGTAATCTTCGGAGGCGGTAAACGCATCGTTCAGTGCCTCAACAGAATCAACAGTCTGATTATATTTTGCAACCAAAACATCCAGCGCTGGTTCAAGATTATTCTTGAGATTGTCCGCATCAAGTCCGGTAACAGTAGATAGTGTCTTATAAGCTTCTTCGAGTTCGCTACCAGACAGGGCATCTTCTTTGATATTCTTGTATGCTTCCCATGCCTTGACCAGTGTAGCAAAATCAGCTTTCTGACCTTCCATCAACGGATACAATTCAATGATATTCTGGTTGCCGCCAATAGTATCACGATTATCAAAGATGTCGCTATAGCCCTTGAGGATGTCGCCACTCTTAGCACGAGCCGCCAGAGATTTTGCAGGACTTGATTCCTCGTCCGGGTTCGCACCGTTAATCGCGCCTTCGCCATCCTGTACTGCCTGATCGACAATATCGGCAACCTTCGCCACAGCAATCCCGTAGATCTCGCTATAATCCTGTGCGATCCGGTTGTACTCATCGACATCTGCCTGAGTTGCCCCTTCGGCGGTGGCTTTCTTGTAAGCTTCGTCAACCATCTGCCAACGGTCACGCTGGAGATATCCTGCATCAGCATATGCGTTCTGGGCATTCTGGCTGATCTGCGTAACAGCATCAATCGCCTGTCGCGCCCTTGCTTTCAGGCCGCTATCAAGTGTGTAATCAAATCCATCAATTACACTCTGATACTGCTGTTTGTATCCTTCTGCTAACCACTGTGGAACGTTATCCAGATCAAGGAAGTTGCTGAATATATCGCGCACTTGGCCTTTCAGATCTTCCTTCTGCCGCTCCAGATTAGCAAGATCAGATACGGTCTGCATGTATTCTTCTTGAGCATAAGAGATATTGCTGTTATTCCAATAATCCTGATTGTTAATGGCTTCATGATGTGCATTGTCTTTAATCCACTGATCAAATGTGCCGCCATAATTGAAAGCCATATTGCCACTTGTCCAAAGATCATACTCCTTAAAGATCTTTGAGAAAGCATCAATATCAGTACCTCTCCTGAACCGTTCAAGAATATCCTCGCCGTATGCTTCCTGTAGTGCCGCCGCATAGTTATCGACGAACTTGTTCATGTCGGTATAATAACGTCCATGAGCAGTGGGAATTTGATCTTCCTGCCGCCTGATCTTACTGGCGGTTGCGTCGATGGTATTCAAGGTTTCATAAGCGGATCGTTTCGATGCCTCTTTTTGTAGTCGTAGATTTTCAGCAAGTGCTTCGTTCAGTTTATCTACCATATCTTTCTGGTAGCTATACTTATCACCAATGTTCTGCACACCGCTGGTAATACCGGGAACTAATCCTTCAAGAGCCGCATAAATTTCGTTCAGCTTTTTCTGATCCTCTGCGGTCTTGTCTGTTTTCTTGGAAAGTTCTTCGTACTCATCGCGAAGCGCGACAATAGCGTCATTTTTCTGTGCAAATTTTTCCTGTTCTTCTCTTGTATCACTAATACTATTTTTAATATCAGACAGAGACTGATCAATATCTTTACTACGGTCAGCAATTTCTGTTTCAGCACCGCCAACCATTCCGATCAAAGAAGAGAACAGCGCAATCATCGCTCCCACACCAGCCGCAATCATTGCATACGGATGGCCTGTGGCGAAGTTAATAATTGTGTCGAATAAGTTGAAGGATTTGTGAGCATTCAGGAAAGTTACCAAAGATCCAATCAGGCCAATAAGAACCGGAAGCGCGATATTTAGTCCACCAACCGCACTGGTCACATCGAGGAAATCGGTAGCAAGATCAAGCAATCCTTTAGTAATTTCGGGAATGTGGAAGGCACTATATAGTTTTTCCAACGAAGCCTGAAGTCTGCCTTGTGCCGCCGTAACTGATTCCTGCCAGACCGCGAAAGATTCAGTTGTAGTATTGGCACTCTCCATTGCGATTTGATATAGTGTCAGTGCGCGAGAAACTCCATCTACACTTTCAGCCGTCTTGGACAAATCTTCCATCAGGCCGATAAAGAAGTTCTGTCCACGAGTACCAGCCATAACTGTAGCCAGATAGGATCGGGTCTTGCTATCCATGTCTGCCCACTTTTCACCGATCTCGTTAAATACTTGGCCCATCTTACGCCACTTGCCATTCGCATCCATCAGAGCAATACCCTGTGTGGCAAGTGCTTTTGTAACATCATTCAGTTTGGTTTCGTCTTCACTGTTAAAACCAGTCTGCTTAATCTGACGCATACGTGCCAGAATTGTGTTTAGCGCAGTACCGATAGATTCAGGAGCAAGACGAGTACGTTCAGACAAGGTAGCAATCCAAGAAGACAATTGCTCAAACGACACACCAGCATCAGATGCAACACTCGCAACCTTCTGCATTGCGGTTGCCATTTCAGCACCACTCGTTGCGGCGGCGTTTCCCATTGCGATGAACGTATCTGTGACATGTTCTATATTGAGTCCAACCTGTCCTGTCGCGTCGTCAACATAACCTGAATAACCGTTCAATGTTGCGGTCAAAAGTTCTGAAGCTTCGTCAAAATTCATCTTGGTAACCTTTGCGAACTCTGTTACCCATTTAAGTCTGTCGTCAACTTCATCATCACTCAAGCCCTGACGATAGAATGTAATTGCCGCTTCAGCAATCTCTTTGCTACTAACATTCATCTCACGAGCCATATCGCGGTATTTGACAGCCAGTTCGTCTGCGGCTTGCTGATTCATACCAGTAACCACACGAATTTCGTTCATCTGGTCATAGTATTCGTTAGCATATTGGGTTGCTTCCTGCCACATTTTTCGCAGAAGATTTTGGGCGGCATGAACACCAATCTGCACCAATGACGTAAGAATCTTGTCAGCCAGCGTGGTGGTGACCGTCAGTTCAGAATTCGCGTCGGCAAACTTACCCCTGAGATCTGTGGCATAATCGCCTGACTTGCGAATATAGTCAGCTTCCAGTTGAGTATTATCAGCGCCAGCATCAACAAGCGCATTAATCTCGGCTTCTACACCCCTCAACTGTTGTGCATAATGATAAGACTGTTCAATAGCCGCAGAACGTTTTTCTTCACTCGAAGATTCGGAATGTCCAACAGCATCTGCGGATGACATTTTCTTAAAGTATTCAAGCCGCTGTCTGTATAGTTCGTTAAGCCGCCTCTGATTGTCGATCTCAGCTTGTGTAGCAGTTGTGTCGGCTTTCTTAGCCCTGACTAATGCGGCCTCCTGCTCATATGTTCTGTTCAGCTGTTCAAGTGCATTGCGCTGTGTTTCAGTCAGAGTGATGTTCCGGGATCTCTGCTCATACTCCGCACGTAAAGCATCTGCCTGTGCATGTAAGGCCACAATAGAATTTGCATCTTTTGATGGATCAAGTTTTGCGGCCTGTAATTCATATGAGTTGATTTGCTTCTGGAGACTCAACAACTGCTGATATTGTTCGACTTGCCTTTTGGAAGCTTCGGTTGCGGCCTTCTGATCTGCCACATGTGCCTTAATCTGATCAGCACGAGCCTTGCCCTTTGCCACAAGTTCTGCGATTTGCAGTAGCTCTCTATCATTCAACTTGACATGCTCATTGATAGATTCGCCCATCTTGTGCAGTTCTTGCGCTCGTTGACGTATTGACTGTAACTCTCGTGAATTACTTTCTTCATTCAGCCTCGCACCTTGAGCAGACAATGTATTTAACTCAGTAAATACTTTCTTGAGTTCTGCATAAGCAAGAGCCGCTTCTTTGGCAGACTTTGCCGCACCAGATTGGTTGCCCATATTGGCAATTGCATTATCAACGCCACTGATCTACCCTTTGATTTTGTCCATCTGGTCTGCGGTGAACGATGTTGCACTAACTAACGCATCATGTAATGGTTTCCAGTTAATGACTAGTTCGCCAACATTAACAGCCATAGGTTATCCCTCCCCTAGTAAAACAAGAAAAAGGGGGTTGTTACACCCCCTCATAATCAATTAACTTTGCGCGGCTTCAGGTCGATAACATTGCCAGCAGTGCCAACAACTCTTACACCATTCGCCTTTTTCGCTTCGGTATTCTTATTAGGAAGGCTATTAAGGACTTCCATAACATCGATCATCCGTTCAGTCAGCCCACTCTTATCTGCAAGCTGTGCCGCAACATCTGGATTGTCAAACACAAAACCAAAACTCTTCATAAAATTGTGAGACAGACTATGCCGCGACATAAATGTAGAAACGACAACAGTGCGGACATCAAAAACATTTTCCATGCATATCGATTCATCCTTGATCACCGCACAAATCTGTTCTGCGATTCCACTCGACCAAAGATAATCATAAACCTTGTCGCACTCTTCGGCATTGTTGATATCAAACTTGATGTTTGTATAATACTGAGCATTGAGCAATGTCCGCATCATTTTCTCGTTCGTGAAGAAGCATTCGCCAATATCGTCGTCTTCCGTAATGGTTCGCGCACAATATTCGACGGCGTACTGTTCACGCTCTTCAGGCCGCAACATTGTGCGAACCTTGATCTCATTGCCGTTGTCATCATAAATGTCTACTGTTTCAGTATACTTTTCTTCCAGTTTATCAAGCGGAAGCACAACGTTCTTTTCTTCCATCGCCATAATCCTATCTCCTTCTTACTTCACAACGCCGCCAAAAATGGTAGCAAGCTGTTGCTGGGTTTCGCCATTCTTCTTGTTCTTTGTCTGAGCAAGCGGATACTGTTCCTGCACAATCTTGCTGGAGTCCTCAACAGAATAGTTGGAGTTGCCAACAAGGTTGACATATGCTTCATACATAAGTTTATGTCCAAGGTGGGTCAAGATGTCGTCGAAGAAATCAAAGTGCATGTTATTGATCTTCTCTTCATCTACGCAACCCAAGTGGACAGCAACGACGGCGACTGCCTCATCGAGTGTCAGCGCACCGCCTTCTGACTCCCCTGTTTTTTTAGATTTTCACGCTTCTCGTCGATGCGGTTGACTCGCTTGTAAATCTTGAGAATCTCTTCAATCGTATCCGTATCGAGATTGTTATACTCGCGCTTTACAAGTTCCTCGTCATCGGTAACCGCCACAAGCCAGTTGAACAGTGCGGTGTCGCCATCGCCCCAGCCGGGAAGTTCGGTCACAAAAAGTTCTGGGAGCGGGATCTGTTCAAGCACCAGATAGAAGGCCGCAAGATTGCTCCGCTGGTAACCAACTTTGGTGGACTTGATTTCAATGGGTGTGTTGCCAAACAATACTGTATTTTCAGGATGCTTGAACTTCTGGACTTCAGGCATCTCTTTCTTTTCTTCTGTCTTTTTTGGGGTCGGCTTATCGGTCTTCGCAGTTTCGGGAAGTTCCTTCTTTACTTCTTCAACTTCTGGAAGTTCTTTAGCTGTCGCGTTAGCCGCCGATCCACTTACCTTTTTCCTTGCCGCCATAATTATCTCCTTATTCCAAAATAACCCCCTGTAGGTTTTAAGTACAGGGGGTTAGTTATTACCTTATGGTATTTGATTACCAGTCAACTGTGCTGGCGCTGGACTTGGTTACCATGTCGCCCTTGTTGTCGAACGGTTCAAAAATCATACGGTTGGTACGCTTATCAGCACGCTTCGGGTCGATAACAGAGAAGGTGATGCTGTTGGTTGCATGAGATTTATAACTGTTGTCGAATCCGGGAGCGGCGGTAGCACGTACCTTATAGAACAGCCAGTGGAGCATACCCTTGAGAGTAGCTTCGGAGCAGTCCGTGCCGCTGGAGTACAGAGGCCAGTGAGCAGTCAGAGAACCCTTTGCCATCGTGCTGTCGGTGTACTCGTTCAGTTCGTAGCCATTCACAACCCGGCGGGTATAGAACACACGGAACTCATCGCCAACCGCAACATCGGAAGCATTGAGTGTGATCTCGGTCTTGCCAGCAGTGTCAGCAGTGGAAGCAGTGATGGCAACCTTGAACTTGCCTTCTGCGGCAGTCTCTTCTTCGGTTTCCTCAAGTCCGCGAATATACACAGATCCAGCTTCAACCTCGAACGGCAGTACGACCTTCGGGCCAGTCTCAACCTGAACCAGCGTGGCTTCATCAACACCAGCGTCAACAACTTCGATTTCAGCGTTGTTCGCCATCATGAAGATATCCATCGTGAACAGAGAAGAAGCGAAGGTAATTTCAACAGTCTTATCAGTTTCGATGTAAGCCAGCGGCAGAGACTTCTGACCACCAGTGATAGTAACGACGTTATTGGTACGACTGATAGATGCGGTGTTCACTTCGTCAAAATGGAAGTGTACACCATCACAACGAGTAAAGTCCTAGTCAGGGTTATCAACAATATAACCCTCATACTTGGGAATATAAATCGCCATAATGTTTTTCCTCCCTTACGATAATATTACTTCATCATTCGCCTCCTACACAAATGACGAGGTATTATATCGTAGTAGTATATGCAAAGGAGATACGAGCCACTCGGTAACTCGTAGCCTTTGTCCACAGAGTATGAGTATCTCTTGCCAGCGTGTACCGCATCCGCTGGACATATCGCCGCCCCAACAAGAGATACTTGAGGCGGTTCGCTATCAGATCATAGCGTGTTTGTAAATGGTCTTCCGTCGCGGTACGCAATACATCTTTATTCACATAGATCAGGAAGGTCTTGTACATGTGGTGTACATGAGGATCATTACCGCTTGCTGGTTCATCATAGTAAATGATACGCACAGCCTCGTCGGTCAATACGTCCGTGCCACTTCCATCCTCTATGAAATATTTATCTACAAAATCCATGATGCCGCAATCTTTTGGAATGCACATCAATTCTTTAAGCTTGTCATCCTTGAACAGGACATATCGGATTACATCATTCCAATTATCGTCCCAAGAATGACTCTTCTCAACATATTCGGAATACATGCAATCACCTATATGTTAGTTATATAAACGAATCCCAGTCAATCGTGTCTTCAGGCACATAACCCCAATCGGTAAATGCGTCTGAGGCATCATAATTATTCCTATGATCAACGCTACTGTGAATAGCCATATTATTTAACGATGCCGCAAATGCTTGTGGTATATAACTAGCCAGTGCATTTTGTAAAATATCCTTCGCCTTGTGTTCCATGTTCTGTGCGGCATCTTCGATATAATACTGTCCTTCTTCTGGCAAGATTTTCATATAACCAAGAACATCATGTGCAGACTTGGACTTGCTCAATTCCCTACCAGACAGATCATGATTCCACACTTCCTGCCCGGGTTTTGTGAGCAACGTACCATCCTCATCAGTATTGCCTTCTTGAATTACAAGACTACGTTCCTTTACATATGGCTCAACAGCATCTCCAAGACCAGCACGAATAGTAATCACAGCATCATTCATCTCTGGCTTGAACGTTTTATTGGAATCATCAATTGCTTGTTGGACACTGCGTACCCAATCCTGAGTTTCCTTCACACGTTCAACACCATGACTATTGGTATATGCCCTGTGTTCAAGGTTCATTGTGTCGGCGGCAATCCGTACAGTCTTCTTCAACTCTTCAGCAAACTCATTTTGAATTTCCCGACATGCACCAGCCAGTCTATTTGCCACGGCATTAACAACACTTTCAGCCATTGACCACACCGCCCTGAACACGTTTGCCGTACACAACAATCACACCGTGTTTCTTATGAATATCCACCTCGGCAGTAGATATATCAACCGCACGATATGTGAACTTATGGATAACAAACTCATCATCAATCATGAGTTGCTTCGTCTTGTCATTCCACTGGAGCGAAACCGTAATCAAGTCGTTCGGCGTAATACCCGGAATGGCAGTACTTGCAGAATAGTCAGGTCTGCCTTGGTACAGCGTCCAGCTTGCCGGGATGTTGTCCACAATAACCAGCCGCCCACGTTTGTCCAGATCCACGCCCGTCTTATGAATCACGAATCCATTCTCGTCAGTGGGCGCTTCGTACTTCCGTGTAAACGTCAGGTAGTTGTTGCACTCTGTACTCTGCGTCGCCAGATTATTCGCGTGGTTCATTACGTTCCAACTACAGAGGAACACAACACCATCTTCGCGGATTACATAATCACCCTTGTGGATTTCCAGTGTCCGCTCCACTTTCAGGTTGGTGGACATATCGGAGTTGCCGATCTTGGATTTCCAGTCAATAGGTGTTTGCTGACCGCGAAAGAAAAGCCCCGGAGTCTGGCGGTTATACCAGTCATGAATCATCTCAAATGTATAATTTACACCGGGTTTATATTCAAGCAGTTCGTTCTTCCAGTCAGAATACAGGGTTTCCGGGTCGAGGAATCTGTCGCCATTGTATGCCTGTTGGTTATAGGTCACACTAGCCTCGACTTCCTCTTTTGTGCCGATACTTATATGTGAAGCCGCCGAAGTAACGTAGTCGGGCTACTCACTCCTGCGGACTGCAAATACCTTGCCCATCTGTCTCACCACTCTCGTTACGGAGTCGCAGATTATCAGGAAGGCGCTCAATCTCTCCTGCCTTGTCCAGCAGTTTGTGCTTGATGGCACAGTACTTCGCCCAAGTGTCATCCGTCCAGTCATTTTTTGACGAACCGTTTGTGGCTCGATAAATGACATCTTCGACATCCGTGATCAATGTCCACAAATTGTTGCGGAAGATGTTGCACCACTCGCGCAGAGGATACAGATCGTTCGACACTTCCTTCATGTCGCGATCATGTTCCACAACATTGACGTATACTTTCTGCATGATCCTTAATCCTTTCATCCATTATAGACAAACCATGTTGTATCTGGTCATCTTGTGCCAGATCTCAATTTTCCGCGCCCTCAGTAGTGCGATAGTATCCTGAAGGTTTTTGTACGGTTTGTCCGCATTGGTTCTGGACATAGCATCAGTAGAATAACTGACAATGTTATTCACGGTTGTCTGCACCTTTTCAAAGAAGAACACTTTGGCGGCGGCAAGAATGTATTCCTGCTCATCCAGCTTGAAGGTCGCAGTAAATGCAATAGGCACAGCCCCATCATAAACAACCATGCTGTCATCGTACTGATCCGCTTTGCCAGCCATGATATAAAATTCTTTGATGGCCTTAACCAGCATTGGGGTCAGGTCATCCACACTCATATCTTCGGGGATTGTCTGCCACTCGATTTCCTTGGCAAGTTCTCCCGCCAGAACGATAAGGTCTGTCATGCCTATCACATCCCCACTGTTTATTTCTGGATACGGGCCGCCTTCTCAATGACTTCCATTTTGCTTGCGGGAAGATCAAGCTTCTTCGCGTATTCGTAAATGTTCGCAATCACGACCATATCATGGATGCCACCCAGCCACTTGCGAATATTGTCGGCGCTTGCCCTCAGATGCTTCTTGAGTTCGTCTTCGCTCATAAAAGCGGCGTTCTCTTTGACATCGATATTCTGCTCTTCGATTACCTGTTTCTCGACCGCAACATCTGCCACCCGGACATGTCCTTTGGCGAAGCTGTCGCAGATAGAACATGCATAATCAATATCATCCTTGCTCATTCTGGTAAAAGAGCGGGGCTGGATAATAACCTGAGTGCCGTCCATCTTGGGCAGACCGATGATACAGTTCGTAGTGTTATTCACTCGAATCAGTTCACTCATGATGAATTCCTTTCTCCTTAAAAAACCAAGGGGGTTGGCATCTCGCCATTCCCCCTTGATCGAGGTCATAGATTAATCTTACGCTCTGGTGTCGTGGAACACGCTCATGTAAGGACGGTCGCCGTACACAATGCCAGCGCCGAATTCCTGATCGAGGCGTACTTCCCAAGTCTTGTCGTCGATGTTCTGACCTTCCATAGACACAACATCGCCAGCAATGTGGATCTTCAGAGGCCGCATCTCAGGATCAACAGCACGAGGCAGGATGTACAGGTTCTTCGTGGACAGGGCGGGAGTATCAGTGCCAGCCAGATACGGGTTGGCGAGAGTCACAACATCCTGACCCTTATACCGTCCGATGAAACCAAACATGTTCTGCTCTTCGATAATACCGTTAGCGAACTGCACAGTGGCAGGAGAATTCACGGTGGCGAATCCGGTCAGGGCGGCAAGTTCAGAAGTCTGAGCAATATCGCCAAGGATGGTCGCGCCACCCATTCTTGCCCAGAACTGGACAACGGGATCGAGCAACTGAGCATTCACACCAGCCCCACTCACATAGTAAGGAGAAGCCATAGCGGTTGCATTGTACTGGGAGTCGAGAACGTTGCCGATGTAGCCCAGCATAGCATTTTCCATTTCAATGCCAGCGCGAACAACCATCTTAGGCAGATTTGCCACATTGCGGATCAGTTCGGAATAGTTCACAGCAGGACGAGCAGAAACCGCAACAGTGTCCAGAATTACGTTCTTGGAGGCCATGCGGCTACGAGGCGTAGTAGCATCCAGCGCCTGAATGTAAGCATGTACGCCTTCCAGTTCAGCCTTGAAGACAGGATGATCACCAGCGGCAGTACGCTTGGTATCAGCAATCCGGTCGAGGAAATCAGTGCGCGGCTGGAGATAATCGGTCACAGCATAGCCGATCAGCTGTGCCATCAGATAACGGTTGTGCGGATTGGGATTCTCAGCCAGCATCTTGATGGTAGCTTCCCAGTTGGCACGGACTTCGGAATCAATCTTTTCGTTATTGGACTGGGCAACCAGTACCTTTACGACATTGTCATCGCGGACAATCCGTTCAATCTTCACATTTTCCATTTCTCTTCACCTCATTAACCTGCGGCTTTCACGAATACACCATTAGCGCCAGCGTTCACAATGTCGCCGACGTTCAGGGATTCGTACAGTGCCTGAGTAACATCCTTGTAGATTTCGTCACCCTTCAGCGGCTGACGCATACGGACATAACCGCCAGCAGGAATCTTCCACTGGGTACGGTCACCCGGCAGATCCGCATCAAGAGTGCAGATGGTATGGTTGAACCACAGGCCAGTATCAGCTTCGGCGATCACAACAGCGCCGACCATGTACATACCATGCTCTTTGCGCTTTTCAACAACCTGAAGCTTCAGATTGGTATTGGCCGCGGCAAGCGGAATAACCTTGCCGCTGGCATTCAGTTCTACGAAAATGCCGTTTTCAAGTTCGGCATTAGCAACATAACGGCCTTCATACACAGCGCCGTTATTAGCCTTGAAATATCCCCACATATTAATTGCCACCTCTCATCAATAAATGACATGTTTGACCATAGCGGAAACGGGGTTGTTTAATTTGGCATCCGGTAAGGTCATTTCGGAAACCAGCATTCCGACCTGTTCGTCGGGCTTGGCTTCGAGATTCATTTCAGCAAGCAGTTCAAAGTTCGCGCTGTTCACAGCTTCTGCAACCTTCTCAGAATTGAGATCCAGCCCAGATTTTTCCGCAAACAGCCTTGCCTTGCCCACACGTTCAGCCAACTCGAGAGCGGCCTTTTCAGCACGGAGGGCTTCAAGTTCTGCCTGAAGCTGGTTAAGAGTTGCAAGCTGTGCTTCCAGTTCGCAAATCCTATTCTGCTGTTCACTGATCTGATTCATTGCACGAGTAAGTTCGTCCTCATCGTCGGGTTCTTCATGAACCTCGGGCTGTTCAGGCTCTTCCTGATGTTCGGGTTCTTCCACGACGGGAATGTCTTCAGCAGTCGCCACTTCAGCATTTTCAGCATTCGCATTTTCTGCGGTAGCTTCTACGGTTTCAGCGGTAGCTTCAACAGTTTCTGCATTCGCGTTAACTTCGGTTTCAGCGTTTGCTACTTCAACGTTCGCATTGTCCGCTTCAGGTTTAACTTCCTCTGCAACAGTCTGCATGTTTTCGTTTTCCATTGGTTGACTCACTTCCTTGTCGTCTGCTTTCTGCTCCGCGACAAGATCCAAAGCAGTTGCCTCGTCAAACGCAGGATGAGTGACCACACACATTCCGGTCAGCACATTCTGCGGATTCGCGTCAATATACATGACATCGCCCACACGGATCACACCAGACGGATACACGTATTTGATCTCGCACGAAAAATTCAGCATTCCAAGTCGGTACAGTTCAAGTACCGCATCACAAATCTACTTTTCCCTCTTGGGTATTCGTGCTTGTCCATAGAGGCTCACACCATACTGATCATTGACTTTCTTGAAAGTGATAAAGCTTCCAATCATTGTCGTTCCGTATGTAAGCGTCAGTTTGTCGTACATGTGTGTCAGTTGATCAAACTTCCATGCAGTCAGATTATCAACATCGGCGTACAACGGAATGCCGCACAACATTTCAGCATTGGCAATAACCGAATCAATAAATGCTTCCGTTACGCCTTCACCATTGTTGTTGGGTTGCGTACTCATCATACGAAGGTCAATGACCATCATCGGGTTGTTTGGATCTCTTGTCACAGATATGTCAGACGCTTGCAAATATAGTGTTTGAGAAACCACGTTTGTCTGAATCGTCTGATCCATTGGACTTCATCCTTTATACTGCGCTATTAGGAGGACTAGCCAGTATTCGGTATATTTAAAAAGCCTCGCCCATAATTGAGCGAAGCCTTTTATCCAGTTTGTGCCTGAGATCCTTCAGGGTTACTTGGTTTGGGTTGTCTTCCTGTCTGGGAATTGGTCGGGTCGCTCTGCCGCACAGAAACATCAAGCGTAGGTCTGCCACGTTCTGCTTCCGCTTCGCTATCGTTGCCGCCAGAAGATGTATTATTACTACTGGTATCCTCAACAGAAAGAATCTTGTCGATGCCGTTAGCCTTTTCGTCCTTCTTGCGCTCGACTTCCTGCTTCATATCAAATCCATGAGTCTGGAGCAACGTTTCGCGGCTAACAACACCCTTGTCATACAGTGTGCGGCAGATCTCCTGAAACTGTTTACTTCCGTTCAGGTCAACTGGTGGGAAGGTAAACTCAGGGATCTTATCTGGTGATCCGTGAGCGATACCCCGGAAACCCGGTTCGTTCAGCCGCCTGTTGATCTTATTCATCATGTTGCAGAACAGATCACGGGCAACCTTGATTCTGATAGCCGCCGTCTGCATACTCACCTGTGCTGTTGCGAAGGTTGAGGACGAAGATGTATTGCCGCTCACCATGATCTCAGAAATACCACCAGCCGCCAGAATCTGCTGGTTCACACTGTTGTACTTTTCATAATGGAACAGTTCGTCAAGGTCAGGCTGGATAAAGTCTGCCTGTGCCCAAGTGTTTGTTACCACAAGAGCAGATCCGGTCATGGCTTTCTTGAAGCCTTCCTTAATGGCGTTCAACTGTTCATTATTCGGTAGCACCTGTCCGTCCTTGTCGCCGTAGCGCACATGAACGAAAGACCGCATACCAAGCCGCAAGTTAGCATCTTCCCAGTCGCTGATCTTGCGCTTCTTTGCCAGCGGCATCAAAGCGGAAGCAATCATCGGCACTGAGTATTTCTGCCACTCTTCTTTCGGCTCTTGTAATGTGAACGTGTGTCGGGGATCAAGCTGAACCCAAGGCATACTGTTTCGTATAGCCATCGCAATCTCGGGCGGGTAACCACATAGTCTGACAGAAAGATCTTTATCATCGATCACATTGTTGGCGGTGGTGAAACTATCAAAGCCAAGATCGTTGACTACCGACATGACATCGTACTCGAGAACAGGTTCTCCACCGATTGCCACGCCACAAATCCTTATATTATGAGGCGGCAGTGTAATTAATCTGCCGTCATCAAAAAGATAAGAATACACATTGGAATACTTGAAATACTGAGTAAACACAGACAACCTGTAATTCGTAAAGTTGTGCTGTTTGTAATACGTCATGTATTTCTTCTTGGTCGCCTCGTCAGCGCCCACAAGCTTCGGATCATCGGCACAGGCGAAAGGTATGTAAACCTCGCGCAGAATGCCACGGTAGATCGAATCATAATCGTAGTAGTAATCACTCAGCTTAAACAACCTGTTGATGTTGTGCTGTTTGTCTCTGAGGATTGCGTCATAATCTGTATCTTCGATCTATCCAACCTGTGCGACCCGGTTCTCGGAGAAAGTCAACGTGATATCGTTGTCACTCACCACGCCAAGATCTCTACGTGCATCGGGCATTCGTACAGGCATTGTCGTATTCGTGCCAGTGCTGATCTGAGGTGTTCTTGTGAACAAACTCGCCAGCCGTGGAAAGATTGCCAACGGTGTTCACGCTCCTCTCTTACATGTAATCGACCAGAACGATACACTCGTCTGACGATCCACTTCTATATTTTCTGGTTCGCTCATCTTCCAGATCCGCAATAAAGGCGAGTCCGTAAGACAATGAGGAATAACGGTCTTTATGCTGGGTGGACTTGGCAGTGCCAATGATCGGGTAACCGCTTGCGCTAGGCCGCGACACAATGTTACCCATCTCGATCTGGAGCGCATCTGCTTCGTACAGGATTGCGATCTCTTCAGTGGTCAACTTGTGGCGGTTGTCCTCGCCCTCTTCAATGATCGTACCGTCTTTCGATACGGTAACACGTTCGGTTGAAGCATCGGCGATCTTGCCGTTAACCAAGCGCCGCGACTCAACTGGCAGTTCCAGCGTGCCCTTCTCAAGAGCAATGGTGGTCACGTTCACACACTTCTGGTTGAACGCATTGTTTGCATCGATTGCTCTTAACAGCGGCACAGCGTTCTGAATGGAGTAAGGATCTGTATCAAGCACCAGTGGCGGGTACTCCTTACCAGTGTTTGGGTCAAGCCAAGGTTCGGAGAGGAACTGAGGGAAAGCGTTGCCCACACCATGATGGTCGAATACGACTTTAATGGTTCGCGGGAACTTCACCAGTAGCCGCCTCAATTCATCTGCCAGCATGGTCAACGTGTAGCCATGATAAGTTCGCATGTAAACCAGCTTGCGCTTGATAAATCCTTCGCCAGCGTCGATCAGCTTAATAATACTGATTGCGGTATTGTCGGCAGAGGTCGCACCCGACACAGCAATATCGATTGCTATTACGTAGTCGGCCTTGCTTCCTGCTGGCATTGCCACTTCCACTTCTTTTAATGTGCGGCACTTCTGTGTCTTCTCATACGGGAACAGACTGCCAGACTCCGCACCAAGGAAGATGGACTCATATTCTGTCATCCACTTCTCTTCGGTCATACGCTCTTTCTGATCCAAGAACCACTCTCGCGAGGTGATCCCGATTCGTGCAGAGCATTCCCAGTTCAGCGCACAGGCGAACACCCCGTCGCTCCGTTTGGTAGGATCGGCGATTCGCTTGAGTGCGTCGGTAAACTTATCGTAGAAGTGGTTGCTCTTCAGACAGGCTGATGTGATACTGCACACCGCAGAAGGATGATCCTTGAAGCCGTGCTGAATTGCCACGCCGCGAGTTGTGTTCAGAACGGGCAGTGCCACAGCTTCCCAGTCTGCCGCATTGACTTCCGGGGCTTCATCTATGATTAACAGCTTGGCACGGTTGCCACGGAATGTGCCAATGGAGAACGACTCAATAATCGAACCATTCTTCAGCACACAGCGCCCCTTGGCTCGTGTTAAGCTGACAGGACGGCGACCGCCGCTACAATTGATCTCACGCAACACATTTTCGTTGCGAATGAAATCCGACTCGATCTTACGCAGAACCAGTGTCGCCTGTTCGCCAGTGCCAGAGATAACTGCCACCATGCTCCCGGGCCACAGCACTGCGTATGCGAGGCAACATACTGCCACCACCCAAGTCTTGCCAGCGCCACGGTTGTTGACCATCAGTACTTCTTTACCGTTGCCAATCATCCGCGCCTGAATCTTCTGGGTGTCTTTCAGCTTGATCTTGAAGTACTGTTCGATAAAGACATCAAGATGCGTTCGCCAGTAGTGAATCAGGAGTGCGACCGCCTGTGGATCTTTGATCTCATGACCGTTGATGCTCGGCTTAATCTTGCCGCTCTACAAAGCTTGCGAAATCATAAGACAGCGCCCACCGCCTCTTCAACATGGCGATAGTCTTCCAAGATCTTATCCACATCGTCGGGTGGAAACTCAACACCCTCGAAGTTGTCCGGTGTCAGTACATCGATCTCCTCAAGCCACTCAGCAATCTCGCCCAGCGAATCAAATGAGCCGCTATCATTGTTCCTCTTGGAAGCAGGAGCAATGTTCGCGGTCTTCATCAGATCGTTGAACACGTTCTTGGCGGTTTCCCACTCTTTCAGCGTTGCCTTGCCCTGACACATCTGGTTGTACACATGGTCGGTGAAGACTTGTGCCTTAACGATCTGCCGCACATAAGTATCCTGCACGGGATCGTCCTTTAATGTGTCGTCCGGGTTGTAGCGCTTGTACACATCATTCAGGATCTGA